GATTTTTTATTATTACTAAAATCTGAGTACTTATTATTAAATTTATCTAATAATATTCTATATGTTAATATACGTGTATCTTTATCGTAGTGAGAAAACTCATTCATAAGTTCATCTGTAGATTCTTGGGATTTAATCTTAGATAAAGTTAAATGCTCTAATAAAAACAATTTATTAGAAATAGATTGTTCATGAGAAATATTTTTATCATTATTGTATCCTTCAATTAATGTATAAATAGCTGCTTGAGCCTTATAGTTAGGTAGTTTCGTTTTAAAGAAATCTTCTAAATTATAATGTTTTTTAATTTCATTAATTAAGTTATACTTTTGTCGCTTAAGTGAAGATTTATTTAAATGTTTAGAACTTTCTAAAACTGTATTTATTACAACTTCTGCTTTACCTTCTGTTAAATTGGTACGTTTAAGCAAACTATCATATAACTTATATTCTCGACCTAATTCTGTTTTACTAAAATATTTTTTAAGAATATTGGTAGCTTCGGAGTTTTTACCTGATAATGTATCAGCTGTTATTTGTCTAACTAGTAACTCGAAGAGAATGCCTGTATTCTTAAATTTCGAATGTTTTATAAGCATTTAAGTTGTTATTATTTTTATTATAAATATATAGGAATTATTAATCTCGCAACTGATTTTCGTCAAGTAATGATTCTTTTGCTTTATCTGTTTTAAATACTAATTGTTTTTCCATACTTTCTAACAATTGTTTATTTTTAAGATACGTAATTTGTGAATTTTCAGTTAGTTGTTTAGACATACCACCCATTTCATCATCATATTTCATAGCAGTTTTACCTAATCTATCTCTACCAAAAACATTTTGTTGGGTGTTAATATTACTTACTTTTTCTTTTGGTCTACCTAAATCAACATCATCACCATAACCATTAGGTACATTACCTGGATCTGATATTGTTCTTCCCTTACCATATAATGATGCTAAATCATGAGGTGTACCATATGATTTACCTGTTTCTAATGGATCGTTTCCTTCTTCAGTTACTTGAGCTAATCTAAACTTACGTTTAGCATCTTGTAAAATAAGATCTCTATATTCATCAAATTGATCTTCACTAAAGTGGAATACATTATGATAAATCCAATCTGTAGGAAGTAATTGTGCCTCCATAATATTTTTAGCTAAATCAACTTTTTCCTTCATCAAAGCAATACGTTCTTGATCATAAATGATTGAAGGTGTTGTTAATGATAATTCAAAATTAGTTAATGCATCACCTTTATATCCTTGAACATATAAATGTACTAGTGCTATTTTATATAATTCAGACAATAAAATACGTTGTAATCTATCAATTGTACGAGCAAAGCGAATATCTTCAGCTGCTAATGTTGCTTTACCAGTTAAATCTTTTTCGTAACCCATAAATGCTTTAGGTACTTTAAGAGCGGCAAATAACTTATCTCTTAAATAGACTACGTCTTCTATACCATTATACTCTAAACCTTTAGTCGTTTCTATTTTCGTTGTTTGATCGTTTCCTCTAACAGGTATATAAAAATCTTCTAACATGTTTTGCATGTTATATTTTAAATTGTACTCACCTGTATTTGGGTCCATATAAGGTGTTTTCTTCATGGTAGAAATAGTTTTCTTCATAAAGTTTTCAACTTCATTAGGAGGAATAGCACCTACATTAACATAAAATACTCGTTTTTCTGGAGCGCGAGAAATTCTATGAATCAACATAGCGTCTTCCATTAATGTATATTGTTTAAATAATTTACGAGCTGGTTCTATATATGATCTACCATAAGGTAAATAGTTAACATCTGTTAATAAACGAAAATGAGCCATTTCATAATTATCAAAGAAAATTCCATTTTCATTATTTTTTTGTCCAAAACTAGGTACAGTATATTGTCCTGATCCTGCGTTTCCTGAGGCGAATCCATCTGGATTGAATTTAAATCTTACCGCTGTGGGTGTTTCTAAATTAAATCCTTCTTGTCTTTCAATATGATACGCAGTATAAGGTATAACATTATATACACCAAATTTTTCTGCTATTTCTAATTTTAAAAAGAAATCACCATATTTACACATTTGGCGAGTCCAAGACCATAAATTAAATTCAATATTTAATATGTCATAAAATAAGTTATATAGAATTTTTTGCACATCTTCATCTGAACTACGAATTTGAAGTACCTCACCCATTTCATTTTTTAATGAACTTTCATCTGAAACAATATCCAAAGCTGATGCTACAATAGCATCTGTATCCATTACATCATAATCTGAGTATAATTGGGGTCTTAAATATTGGTAGTTAACATTTAACTGTTGTCCATAAAGTGAAGTAGCATTAGATGAGTATACTCTACTATATCTATCAATCATAGAATTAGTTTCGTACTTACCACTTTGTTGAATGGAATCTACATCCATTACTTTAATTTGATTTCCTCCTTCGTTACGAATAATAACGTCTGTTGAAAATAATCTTTTTAATCTTAAAAATACATTAGTATCTGCCATTTTTATTTTTTATAATAACCAACTGATATCTTCGGATTCTCCTGTGCTTGTAGGCATATGATATGGATTATCTCTACCTATTGAGAAATAGGCTCCTTGATATTGAGAAGGTCGTGATATATTATTTATTGCTGCTTTTGTTAATTCTATTCCTTGTGTTTTATTTTTTAAAGCGGTATCTCTAACATACATAGCTATACTATAAGACATAACTAAATCATCGTTATATCCACTTTGTGCTTCTGCTTTACCGTTTCTCCAAATAAATACTTTCATTTCTTCGATCAATCTTTTTGATCTAATAATAACACTATGGTCACCAAAATATTCTCTACCCTTATTAATTAATAAAGGTCGTGTTTTTAATGATGTAGTAAAACCAGGAGTCATTTTAGATGTATCTTCATACTTACTAATATACGAATCAGAAGTTGGGGCATCACTCTTTGGTGAATAATAGAGATTTCTATAATTTCTTTCCATAATAGATTCTATTGTTGACCAACCTATATTAGCATTTTCAACTACTAATAAAGCCTCGTTGTACTCAGTAGCAATACCTACTAACATATAACCAAATTCTTTAGGAGATAGTTGGCTTTTAAATTCAGCTACTTGAGCGTTTGTTTCTAAATCAAATATATGGAATGTAGAAAAATCTTTTCCATCTCCTCTAGCTACATCTGCTACCACTATATAATTTCTTGTATAATCTGGTGATTCCCAAATCCATAAATTTTTATCTACTCCTCGTCTTTCCATAGGTTCAACCACATGAGTCATCATCATATATTCAAGATGTTCTGGATAGTAAACTACATCTCCAGATGTGGTAAAATCACAATCACATTCTTGTGCTGCTAATCTAGGATCTCCTAATTCTACATCTTGTCTGTCTCTCCAAGCTTGATCACGTTCAGGATGAACATACCAAGGTAGTTTAATAGGTAAAAAATTATTTTCTTTAGTTTCAGCTCTAGTCCATGTTTGATGAAACCAATTACCAGTACCAAATGGAGTAGATAATACAATTGCACCTCCACCTGTTGCTAAGGTTTGTTGAGCAGATGCCCAAATTGGTTCAATACCTTCAATAAAAGCAGCCTCATCTATAATTAGTAATGAAACAGCTTCTGATCGACCAGCATCACTTGCTGCTGAAGTTGCTTTAATTTGTGATCCATTACTTAGTCTTAAAGTTAATTTATTATTTTCAATTGCTGGAATTTTAAGCCAAGATGGTAAGTTATCAAACATAAACTTGGTTTTAGTAACCATGTTTTTTGCTGTTTCCTGTTTAGTAGCAATACAAAGAATATTTTTATCCTTATGAAATAACATTAACCATAGAGAATATCCTGCTGTTAAAGTAGATATTCCTAATTGGCGTGATTTAAGTATTAATGAATATGGATTATCTTTCCATAATGCTAATACTTTACCTTGAAATGGATAAAGATTAAATATTACTCGCCCACGTTGAGGATGCTGGATATAACAGTATTTACGCATAAAGTGCGCCGGATCTTGAGCGCACTTTATGTATTCATCTTTTATTATTTGTTTTAGGTCTTGCGACATATTATTTATTTAATTCGGAACGTTCACTGTTAATATATTTAATCAAATCTAAACCTTTTTTAGTAAATATTTTCTTAACAGCATCATTTTTCTTATAATTATCTATAGCAGCTTGTGCTATTTTTTTAGTATCAGCAGATGATTTTTTATCTACTAATACTCTTAATTTATTAGAAATTGCTGTTTTATATTTTTTAAATATTTCTTCTTCTTCAGGTGATAATTCAGCGTATGTTTTACCAACTGTTTTTTCAACTTCTTTATCACTTACTGATGTTGGTTCTTCTTCAGGTGTTTCTTCTTCTTCAGGTGTTTCAAAATCATCTGGTGCTGTTTTTTGTACTTCCCAATCATCTTCTTCAGGTTCTTCATCAGGTGAAAGTGTTGGTAATTCTGGTTCCTCTTCTGATGATTTAACACCTTTTTCTCTTTTAGGAGATAAAACACCAGCCGCTCTAAGACTATTAATAATTGGACTTAATTCAGAATCTCTAACATTTAAAGTAGTTCCTAAACTTGTTTTAGTTATACCTTCCGCACCTGCTACTTCTACTGCTGAAAGTAGAGCTCCGGTTTTACCTGCAGTGTATATTTCTTTAGCTAATGCAAATTTTTCAGGATTTTGAATTTTAATTATATCAGCTACATTAGCCATTTCAGCTATATTTACATCTTTACCACTAGCTTTAGCAGCATCTATTGCTTTTTTAACAGAAGTTGCGTCTGTTTTTTCAGCTTTAGCTATATTTGGAATTTCATCTGATGATGTACTCTTAGTAACTATTGTTAATTCATTTATAATT